AACGTTGAAAAAGGCGCACAAAGATTATATGATCAAATGAAAATGTTAGAGGAAGGCGGCAGAGTAGCATAATGGCAGTAGAAACAGTAAAACAAATTACACAACCACCAGAGTTTATAGAAGCAGAAGCGAAACTGTACCTTGACCAGTTACGTCCAGCGATTGCAGATTTTAAAGGTGCAGACTTATCACAAGTTTATGGTCCACAATTTCAAGCAGGTTTAGGTCAACTTACACAAGACGCTATTTCTAAAGCAGGTGGTCTAGGTTCTTTTGAACCATTTTTACAAACTGCAGCAGGTTTAGCAGGACCAACTTCATATCAACAATTTATGTCTCCATATCAAAAAGATGTGATTGACACAACTCTTGCAGAATTTGATAGACAAACACAGGCAGGCATACCTCAACTTAGAAATCAAGCAATTCAAGCCGGTGCGTTTGGTGGAGCAAGAGAAGGAGTGCAACAAGCAGAATTTTTATCTGGCCAAGCTAGGAACAGAGCTGCATTACAAGCACAGTTATTACAACAAGGTTTTGGTCAAGCACAAAACTTGGCACAACAAGCTTTACAAAATCAATTAACATTAGCACAAGCTTCACCTGCATTAGCAGGATCTCAAATTGCAGGTTTAACTACATTAGGTGGAATACAACAAGCACAAGAGCAATCAAGTTTAGCAGCTCAACAACAATTAGCTCAACAACAATTACAGCAACCACTAACTGCAGCACAGGCTTACGGCTCAGGTGTTATGGGTCTAATATCTGGATACCCAGGTGGTTCACAAGTTGGCCAAGTTCCGGTACCAGGAATTGCACAAACTGCAATTGGTGCAGGTACAACACTTGCTGGAATATATGGAGCTATGAATAGATAATGAGCAGAGTATTTAGAAGACCGATGTTTAGAGGTGGTGCCACTAACATGAATGGCATCATGTCAGGTATCAATGACAGAAAAAATTTTTCTGTTGGAACTGATAGACCAAAATTAGAACCAGGTAGACTAAAAGAATTGGTAGAAGATATTAGACCAGTTATAGAAGAATCATTTACAGGTTATCAAAAACCTACAGGTTTCGAAGATCCAGTTTATCAACTTGCAATACAAACAGGTTTAGATTTGATGAGTAGAGCAGATTCACAAAATTTACTTAGAAATATTGGTGCAGCTGGTGCAAGACAAACACCAGCGTTCTTTAAAAATTTAGCTGATGAAAGAGCTCAGAAAAGAAAATATGAACAAGGTATTGAAAGTGCAGCTGTAGGTTTAGCGGGTGATATTCTTGGAAGAGAAATTACTGCTTCAGGTAAAGCTCCTCCACCAGATAAAATTAGAGAAATCACTACTGGAAAATATTTAGACTTAGGTCTACCAGCAAACGTAGCGTCAAGAGCAGCTAATTTTGAATTAGATAATTCAGACGCTTTACGACAGAAAGTAGGTGGTTCTAGATATGGTGGTGTTATTGAATTTGATTTATCTAAACCAGATGAAGTTAAAGCAAATGTAAACTTATTAAAAAAATATGATGGACAAGTAGTTTATGATCCGTATGAGGGTAATTATAAACGTATTCAAATAATAAATGGTCAACCATACTTTGATGAATTTAATTCAATTGAAAGTATAGTATTTACAGAACCTAAAATAGAAGCAGAAGATAAAAACGAAAGACCGTCATATGGAAATACTCCACAATTTGGCACGGATATGGATGATCCACAACCATAGGAGGATAAATGGCTTTACAACCGCTACTTCCAGCAGAAGAAAACAATGACAGATCCTGGTATACTGCAGGTCTTGCAGGTATAGCATCAGGTATTATTAAAGTTCCAGAAGGTGTATTTTCATTAGGTGCAGAGTTAATTGATTTAGGTTTTGATACAAACACTGCTGTAGATGTAGAACAATTTTTTGACAAACTAAATCCATTTGAAGAAATAGCAGCAGAAAG